CGGCACGCTGCCGCCAAGTGCCTGCGTCGCGGTCGCAATGCCGTAGATGGCTCCACTGGTCACACCAGCGGCGACGCCGACGTTCGCCGCTGAACTGGCAATCTGACCCAGTCGGGCGGACGCCCGGTCCGCCAGTTCCGAGAGACTCCCGATGGCGTTGCGCATCGGCCCCGTGAACTGTTTCGTTCGCGCGACCAGATTCACGACCAGATCACCGATTGCTGACATTACGCGCTCCTGACTTGGCTCCGCATCATCGCCATGGCAATCGCCGGTGAAACGAACTCGTCGGACTTACTTGCCTTGACTGGTTTCCTCTTTCGCGAGGTGGGATCGGCCGGCCGGCCGGGGTCGAGTAGCTCCATATCCGGAACCTTCGGCGGCTTCAGGTTCTCGGCATCCTCACGGCTCAAGACAAGCGGGGCGAGGTAATAGCTGATGACTTGCAACTCGTAGAGAATTGCCCCGCCGATCGCTGCCAACTGTGCGTGCAGCCGCTCGGGTGTCGATGGTTCCAGCCGCTCGAACGCTGCCCACTCGTCAAATTGAGCGGGCGATAGTCCATCAAGAGCAGCGTCAACATTGAAGAACCCCCACCCGCGAGCGAGCCGCATCGCCAGTCGACGGCGGGGGTTCCCTACGAGTTTTTTGCGATGGCCTCCACGTCGGAATTCTTGATCCCGCAGTGGGTCGCCGCCGCTTCGTAGATGTCGTCCATCAAGCGGCCATCTTGTTCGGCCAGCGCCTTCATGGCCGATTCATCGTACTGGCCGAACAGGAGTTCGTTGTCAGCGCCAACGAGCGTCATGCAAATCAGGCGACGTCGCGCGGCGACCAGTCGATCGCGTTTCGGGCGACCATTGCCGTCCAGGATCGCAGCTTCGAATTCCGACCGTTCGCGCTCCGTCAGAGAGCGAACGCGGAATTGGCGACCATCGTAGGTCTGAAAATCTTCATAGCGACGGGTCGCCGGTGACAGCAGTTCTTCACGGGTCAACAGAGACATTCGGGATACCTTCAACATGGGGACTGAAACAGGATTGGCAATAGCTGGCCGGGGTGTTGAACCCCGCAATCCAAGGTTATGACCCTTGGTTGAGCACCGGCCCGCCAGCGACGCGATTACTCGCCTTCTTCTTCGTCGTCGTCTTCTAGGAGTTCGTTTTCGCGGGCGTCCAACAGGGCCGCGTATTCGCCCCACTTCGGACCGGGCTTCCAGACATTCGACGTGTTCCCCAACGCATCGCGCTGCGGAGTCTTCTCGCCGCCTTCTCCGTGGTCGTACCCGACCATCCATCCGGAGTCAAAAGCCGCGAAGTCTTCCGGGTGAATGCCAAGGTCTGTCCGCTCATAGCGAACCTTCGCCCGCTCCATTTTCTCGGGCGACATATCGGCCTTCGCCCGGCACTCGTCGTCGGCAGGCTCGGCAACACCCATCCGAACGAGTCTCCAGGCATTCGGATGGTCGATCACCTCACCCGCCGGAGCCACTTGACCTTTCGGCCTCGGCATATCACGAATCAGTTTCGCCTTCACGGATCAATTCCTTTTACGTGGGGTAAGTGACCAGTCCGTCGAGCTTGAATTTACCCTTGCACTTCAGGCCCTCGTTCAGAGCGACAGCGACCCCAAGGGAAGCACCGGCGGCGGTGAAGTCCCATTCGGTTTCGGCCGCATCGGCGTACACGACCTGACATTCAGTCCCGCCAGCTTCCGGGTTCGTCAGAAGATCGGTAATGGCCTGATGGCCAGCCAGAGCGGGATCGAACCACCCTTCGTACGACAGTTCGCCGCCCTCGGTTCGGCCCGTGCTCCTGTACGGGATTCCGGCGTCCGCATTGTCCAGGTAATCCGCCTCGAACGTCTCATTCTCCGCTTCCGAGAATTCCAGCGACAGCATCTGCCCAACCGCCGTCAAGACGGTGGCGATGGTCATCTTCAGAACGGTTCCCTTGCTTCGCACGATGGCCATCGCATGCCCCTTATGACGGGTGATACTGGATCGTCAGTTCCAGCGTGACGACAAACGTCTTCTGATCGCTGCCGTTGACCGGACGCTCTTTCGACTCGAATTGCCCTTCGACAATCACGGCGTCGATAACCTGCGTCCCAGCCGCTCCGCTGTAATCCTTCAGAAATCCCCTGATCGTTTCCGAAAGTCGATCGGCTTCCTCTGCCGTTCGTCCCTTGGATTCGATTTCGATCTCCAACGCGCGGAACGACCCACTTGGGGCGTCCAGCGTGTTGAACTCATCCGAGTCAGTCTGACTGATGACCGCGTAAGGAAGCGGGGCACCTTGCTTGGCGTCCGTCACAAACACGCCGGACTCGCCGACAATGCTGGTGATCGACGATTGAGACAGCAGCAGCGTTCGCAGGTCACCCTTCATTTCAACGCCTTTTCAAGTTCTTTTTTCACGGCCTCGCGGGCTGCCAGTGCGGCGCGAAGTTCCGCGTTCGACGCGCCGGTCTTGACGACCCCCGCAAGGAATCCATCGTGTCGACCGCGATTCTTGCCGGACTTCGTCACGCGGTCGGACACGCCAAAGACAGCCCAATGAATGTTGTTCTTCGAGAGTCCGACACCGCCGCTTCGTTTACGGGGTCTTTTGCTCGCGGACTGCTTTCCGACGCCCAGTCCGACCTTCGCAACGACTTCATCGCCGTTCTTGCGGACCTTGCGACCAGTGGTCTTGCGAGCCTCGCGATACTGACCGGGGATCGCGTCCTTGATGCCTTTCTCGGTCTCTCGGGCATATGCTCTCAGGCCAGACATTGCCGCTTTCGGGGCTCCGGACCGATACAACGCCATCAGCCGTCTTTCGACAGCCCCGATATGGTTGACGTCGCGACCCATTACGGGGACTCCCGCAGTTCCAGTTCGACCCATCGACGGTCGCGGGTTGGGTCGCCTGCGCGTGTGATATAGAGCACTTCACCAGCAGGGAGAACGGCCCGCATCAAGGTCGTAATTGCCGCCGTCGAAGGATTGAACCGGACGCGAGCAGCCCACCGACGAACGGCAACTTGCTGCGTGGGTTGATTGAGTTCGTCGCCACCAGCGAGTTGGATTTCGGCCCACTCTTGGCAATGGGCTTCCCATTGGTTGGAGTCATATTGCAACACTTCGCCATAACTGTTCGTCGCAGCCGCTGGCTTCAGTTTCTGAATCGTGACAAGATCGACCAGCGCCCCGGCCCCGTGCCGATCACATGCCCAAGCCATTGACATCCCCCAGCAATGTTCCGCGAATCCGGTAGTCGCGGAACCGGATCAGTTCGACCATACGGTCATACGTGGTTCGTCGCTCCGACACTGCCGGAGACCGATTCTCATAGAGTTCCGACAGTTTCAAGCGAATCACATGCTGGATGTCCTCAGGGACTTCGCCATCCGCGTAGCCAGCGGTGAACGTGATCGTCACGGCACCGACACCGGCCCGAGTCTCGGGCCATGACTCCCCGTAGGCTGGAACGATCAATCCCGGTTCGTGGGTCGCGTCAACGCGGAATCCTTCAACCGATTGTTCGTCCCCGTTGCCGTCCAGATAGACGACGCTTTCGACGCTGACCAGCGGCGGGGATGGCAGGTAAATCGGATCGCTTCCCGGCGGGAAATCCGTCAGCGTGGCGACTCGCGAACCCCTTACAATCGCTCGCCAGGAATCGCGTTCGACTTGCAGCCGTGACGCCTGGACTAGCGACGTGATGTAATCGTCTTCGGATGAATGAGTGATCCGAAGATGCGACTTCGCTTCGGCGAGTGTAAGAGGTTCGGTCATCGGTCGTCCGCCTAGTTCTTTGCCTTGCGTCCCTTCGGCACGGTGGCCGCTTTAACCAAAGCCACGTGTTCCGCGTCCAACTCGCCTTCTTGAGCGACCCCTTCAGCAATCAATGCCTTGCCTCGGTCTTCAGCGACTTCCACGGCTTCGCCGGCAGCGTGGACACGCTCACCAACAAGAGCTTCCTTCGTCATAACAACAAGCATGGAATCATTCCTTAGAAAGAATGGCAGCCGGGCAGGAATGTGCTTGGTCCCCACCATCCACACACCTACCCGGCTGGCACTTACAATCGCTCGCCAGAACAGCGAGCGTCAAAATTACGTGCGGACCATGTCCACGATCTTCGCGAGGCTTTCCGTGTTGCGGAACTTGATGTCCGTATCCAGCAGACAGACCACGCGAACCGATCCCGCCGTCGACAGACTGTACGGGTCAACCAGGACGTCGACACCACCCCACATCGCGATATGGACCGTGGAGAAGTCGCCAAAGATCATCGCCGTCAGATTCGTGCCGCTCCCCTTCGTCAGATTGCTGGGAATCTGATTCGTGGCCATGGCCCGATAGCCGTTGACCATGTTGTCGCGATCCCACAGGTATTCCGGGAAGTTCGACACCTTGACGGTCGTCTTGAGCTTCCCCCGGCCAACCGCACTGGTCAGATAGCCCATCCCCGCAACGTCGGCATTCGCAGCCGCGACAGTCGATTCGAGTTCAACAACCTTCGCCCAGGTCGGATCGCCGCCGTTGGTCCCGATGGCAACCGTGGTGATGCTGCCGTTCTGTAGAATCCCCGTCGGTTCGGCACCGGAGCCGGAGCCGTTGATGCCCGCCCGGTCAACTTCGATCCCGATCACGCGGGCGAGGTCATTCCGGACAAACCGCTCAGCGTCCATGCTGACTTGCTTAGTCAGCTTTCGCGTGATGTCGGTATAGGCTCCGACAGTCTTCGGCGCGAAGGCAACCTGACCGATCGCTTGGGCCGATTCGGTTGGCGAGTTGCCTTCCGTCACCCAGTACGCAGCCCCGGCAGTCGTCTGCTTGGGAATCTCGAACGGTCCGACCATGTCGGTCAGGAACGTAGCCCCCAGGCCCGCGAGAACTGTACGGTTCCGCAGCATGTCGATGAAGCGAGAATAGAGCTTCGTGGTCTGGATGGCACCGGCCCCGGCGGACGCATCGAAGTCGCGTCGTTCGCCTTCCATCGGCAGCGCCAGCGGGAAGAAAAACCCTTGAGCCGACTTGCCGGACCGCCGGGCGATTTCCTGCGAAATTTCACCTTCGTAGCCGTCGACTTCCTTCCCTTCGGCTCGCAGCCGGATCGCGCGAAGAACGCTGTACCTTTCGCCGTCCGGGTTCGTCACCGGATCGTGATTCGATCGCGGTTCCGGCCCCCGGACATGCGTGCTGGCACCATCGTTCCCCGCAGTCGCCAGAACGTTGGCGAGCCGGTTCCGTCGCTGTTCGTTCTGTTCTTTCTGCTTGGCTTCGATTTGCGGATTGAGTTCGTCCCGCTCAGCGAGAAGCGTGTCAATCCGCTCGGATTCTTCCGGCGAGAAGTCGCGGTTTTCCTTCGCCCGCTTGTCTTCCAGGCCCTTCAGTTCCGTGCTGATCGCGTTTCGACGATCCAACAACTCTTTCAGGGTTTTCATGGACACATCCTTACAGTGAATCGGAATTGAAACTTTGGACCGTCTACGCAACACGCCCCGCGTTTCCGTTTAGCTCGCCTGATTGATCTTTCGGGAACGTTCAATCCCGGCGAGCGTTCGCGGCGAACGGTGGGACTCCGCGAATTCCCCGTAAGATCGCTTCGCAACGGATACGTCGGTCCCCTTGTAGGCCGGATAGGTCACCGGCCCCACGTCATACAGGCGAACGCTTTCGACTTCGCGATAAGTCATTTCCCCGACTTCCCGCCAAGTCGTCTTGTCCGCGATGAATCCGAACGAACAACCCGAGACGTCGCCGCGTTGAATCTTCGACGCGACGCGCCGCCCGTCTTCGTCGTCAGGCAACTGGCAGGCATATCGCAGGCCCACTCCGTCAACAGACAGCTTCAGCGTCCCGGATTCGCTCCGGCCCAACAGGGCGTTGACGTCATGATTGAACAGGCAACGGACGTCGTCAGGCCGCTTCAGGGCTTCGTCAAACGCCCCCGACATGATTCGTTCATAGGTCTTGCCCCATAGGCGGAACTGCGTCCCATCCAAGTCGGTTTCGCGGTAGAAAACTGCCGCGTAGCCTTCCATGATCAACGTTTCACCGTCTTTGCGGAGTTCAAGCGGCCTGCTGACCGTTCGCAGTTCCAGATTTTCCATCGTCGGTCCCTTCCTTCGGCTGCCCATCGGCTTGGGCTGACTTGCCAAAAATCGCTTCGGGCAGCGGGTAATCGTCCAGGCCATCGACCGGGTTAAGGTCTTCCATGTCCCGAATCTCGTTGCGGTTTTTCCACCCGGCGAGGATCGCGGACTTGTAGGCTTCATATCGTGTCTTGATGTCCGCCCTTAGCAGCGCATCGACGTTGTGTTTCACATAGAACCGGCCCCATTCGTTTCGGCTGAATAGCTTCCGATTCATTTCCTGTTCAAAACGGATCAGCCAGGGCCGCATTGTGTGTTTCTCGAAATACAAGTCTTGAGACTCGATGTTCGAGAATGTGGCCCGCCGCAAGAATCCGACAACGTGGGGCGGAAGCCGATACCATCGACACGCAATCTCTTCCCCCTGGAACTCGCGGGATTCCAGGAACTGCGCTTCGTTCATGGGGATTGTGAGCGGGGCAGCCGTCAGCCCATTTTCGAGCAACAACGCGCGGAAGGCGTTGCTCCCCTGGTACTGCGTATCGAGTTCGTTCTTCAGTCTCGCGTACGCCGTGTCTTCGATCGAACCGGGGGCCGTGACCACTAGCCCCGGCTTCGCTTTGTTGCCGAAGTAGGCAGCCGCCATTTGATCTTGGCCAAGTCCGATCCCGATGGACTCCGCGGCGAGACGAATCGGGGACCAACCGACAATCCCGTTGCCGCCCAGGCCGGGAACCCAGATCATTTGCGAACGGTCGAGATTGCGGGGCCGCTCTTGCGATTCCGGCTTCACTTCGAACATCAGTTCGCCGTTCGAATTACGATACGGCGTGACCAACGAAGGATGTCGCGGGATCAGGGAAACCAGTTCCCCGCGATCCCCCCACACGATTTCGCAGGGACTGTTGCCCCAACTCAACACGTGGGCCGTGCAGGTCTCCGACCAGACCATCGGCGTCATGTCGTCATTGGGCTGCGTTGACAGAGCGATCGACACCGGATGTTGAGACACCAACGCCCGCTTGCCGCTCTTCTTTCGCTCGAAAACATGGATAGGCAGGGAACCGCGAGTCTCCGCGATCACGCGAATTGA